GGCAGATAAATACGTCACGGCCACGAATCAAGCGGCTTGGCTGAAACTCAACCGTGCCCCAGGGCGTCACATATACGTCAAGTGACTTAATCACCTTGCTGTCACCGGCCTGCACAGTTGAACGCTGGTTGTTGTTACCAGTAAAGCCCAGGGCTACGTTCATCTGGAAAGGAGACAGGTAAACAGTGTCAGGTGAGCCACCGGCTGTCCAGATGCTCTCCATAGTGTCGTCAAACATCGCCTGAGTCAGAGCACGGGGAGTGCCGTCATCGGTACGAGCGTCAGAACCGTCACCAGTAGGAGCGGCACCGCTGTTGCCAGAGGCAAAGTTGTCGTTAGTGGTCATCCAAGTAGGAACACCGCCAACTCACGAGCAGTAGTGGCGTTACCAGCTACCTTAGCGTTGTTAGCGAACAGGCTTAATTCTATATCGAGCTTCTGTTCCTTAGCGACCTTAACCACCTGGTAGGCCATTTCTGAAGCCTTTCCTGCCTTGTTCAGGCCAGCGTCAGTATCGGGCACAACAACCGCGTTCTTGAAGATTTGGGTGTAGTTACCCAGGCGGGTAGTTGCTGTGCGAGCTTCTGCGGCAGTAGCGTCGCCTTCGATGTGGGCGTTAGCACCCGCAGCGCGCAGCGCATCTGTCTGATGCTCGTGGAACGTGTTAGTTGCTTTGGTCTTCTTACATGCTGAGTAAAAAGGAGTCTCTTCAGGTGATACTGATTCAATAACACCAGAAAGGTCTTCACGGATGGAATTAGCCCCATCATAGCTGTCAAAAGTATTGCTTGGCTGTGCCATTTTAAATTACCTCAAGTCTTAGTTTAATTGCCCAATATCAACGCTACTGCGTCGTCAATTGAGCCTGATTTTTTCAGTCGATTTTGCTTGTTCCGAAGCTCTTTCTGCGAGGAACTGGCCTTTTTACTACCGGCCTTTAATGGCTGTGTTCTCTTTTTCTGAGTCGCTTTTTCCACGGCCTTAGACTTGCCTGCTACGATCTCTCGATACTTTCTAGCATCTTCCAGAACTCGGATAGCCCGGTGATCGACAATCGCTGATATCTCTTCAGGCGAATAGCCGTACTCATTGCCAGCAGAGAGAATCTGCTCCTTCATGGCCTTCCCCTTGGACGGATCCTTGAGGTCGGGCATGATCTCTAGGAGCTTGGACATCTCCTGGTTGCGATGAGCCTCTAGGGCTAAGTTCTGCGCGTATAGCTGGTCGTTTTGAACCTGTTGGAATTGCGCCATCTCACTTTGGTAGGCCGCCATGTCTTGCTCGTACCGCGCATTTTGCTCGACGTACCCGATTGGATCGGTGTCTAACAAAGCGATGTCTGGCTTGACAGGCTGGCGAGTTACGCCGCCATTTTGTAGTCGGTTGTATAGCTCAGTTACTTGCTGACGAGATTCTAAAAGGGCGTTATAAACTTCCTCAGTCTGCTTGCGCGCCTGGGCGTTTTCTTGCATCCCTTTTTGGACAAACTTCTGACCTGAATAACCTTGCTTGAGCTCATCGAGACTTACAGACTTTTGCTCACCGTCGATCTTGACAGTGAAAGCCTGGGTCTCAGAAGCGGCATCGTCTTCTGTGTCGTCTGTGTCCTCGGTTATGTCGTCATCTTCTTCTTCGTGCTCTTCTTCGTGCTCCTCTACCTCAGTCTCTTCGGCTTCAGGTTCAGCAGGCGCTACCTGCTCCTCTTCGGCTTCTGTTTCTTCGATTTCGGTTGGCTGGAGAAGTGCTTCTGCGGCAGATTCGATGCTGCCGTCCATCATGTTGTCAGTCGTTTCCACGGTGCTGATTTCCTTTTGTCATCGACAAGATCGGCCATCTTGATGGAGTTGATCTTGGTCTCGATTGTGTTGAGCGCATCAATTAGATTGCGCGCCCGGTGAATCGCCTCGTCATCGCGAGACTGCTCCAGAAAGACGCTTACTGCGTCATCTCTGACATCTTGTAGAAGCTCCTGAAATACATCATCAGCCGCGAGGCGGGTGTATCTCTGAGCCTTTTCTTTATTGTTCAAAATCTACCGCCGGTGACCGCTTGTACCGGGGTGTCTTGGGGGTATCTGGGGAGCGCCTGGGCTTGTTTAACGCCGGCGACATCGACATTGGTCTGATACTTGCCAAGAATCTCTGCTGCCTTAACCAGTAGGTCCTGATCCATCTGATCGCGCTCTCTGTCGTCCTGAGCGATAGCCTTCTGCGCGTCAATCTGCAACTTAGCCATATCTGTCTGCGACTTAGCCTGTGCCTTTAGCTGCTCTGCCTGTAGGTAGGCCGTTGCCTGGTCCATCGGCTGCTCGCCCTGCTGCTGCTGTGCTTGCTGCTGCATCTGCATCTCTTGCTCGACGGTCATCGGCTTAAAGTATCTGTCAATGTTTCTCAGGCCGCCCAGGGCCAACATATCGGCCAGGGTGTTTCTGATTTCGGTCATGCCAACAAGGCCGTTGCCGACACCGTAGTTCTGGAATATCTGCACCTGCATATCAAGGGCCTGCTGGAGTGCAGCTAGACGCTCGCCCTCTCGGCCAGTGCCAAGACCGACATTAACGGTAACGTCCATCTCCTTGTTCCAAGATCGAGGATCAACCGGCATGTAGTCATTGCCAGCGATGGCCATCATCTCGACCTTGTCGCAGTTCTCGATAGTGAGCTTGAGCATTAGCTTGAATAGCTGTGTGACACCGCCCTCTGCCAAGTTACGCGCCATGACCTCAATCTGCGAGGCAGCGCCCTGGACCGTAGCGTTAACAGCGGTGGCTGTCGTGTTTTGCAGTGCGTTGGGGTCAAGGCCTGACGAGGCCGCCGATACACCGGTCTTATGGTCGATCTGAGCGTCGAAATACTCGACTGCGGACAGTGTCTGCCCGGCGACAAAGGGGACCGTCAGGGGCGTTACAGAGCCTCCTGCCTTAACCCTGACTACGCCACCGATCTCGTTGTTCAGGAAGTCATCAGTGTTGACCATCCCCTCGACCAGCTCGGTGCGAGGATTGTTGGTTAGTGCCACGTTATCGAGGACACCTCGGAGCATTGCTGTTGCTGCGTCCTGCTCCGAAAAGAGTATATCTGCAAGCGAGTTCCCGACCCACGAATGTGGCTCTGGATCATGTTGAAATACGGCAAACGGAACGTCACCCCACGGCTCGTAGTCGAGCAGTTCATCGCTACCACCGCCGAGCAGTATCTTGTGCATCGACGGTACGCCAGTGCCATCAACGTCTATCTTCATATAGACCTCTGACACAATGACCATTCGCATTGACGGATCAAGCACCTGCTCGTCATCGTCAAAGCTAAAGTTCTGACGCTCGAACTTTTCTTCGTCCTGAAAGTTATCGGTGTCGTGCCCGGTCAGCTCTGACACAACGTCAAAGTCGTAGCCCATTGCCACCAGATCGCCTACTCGGACCTCACGCTTGTGCACCACGGCGTAGGCATCTTCTAGACTGGTCGCCTCGGACGATATAAAGAACTCTTCAGGGGGCAGGCTCTCGATGACAAGGTCGCCGTACTCTTCTGTCAGAGAGACCTTTACGTCGTGCGTAATGCGCTCCATCTCCATGCCCATATCGTCGATCACCATCTCGACGTTCTCAGAGTGCTCAAGCACCTCGACGCGGGGGTCGTTGACGATCAGGCTAAACTCTTCCGGGGGCAGGTCTTGGTGGTCGTAGGTCTCGCTTTTTTTCTCCATGTTCCAATAGCACTTGACGACACCGCACTTTTTTAGGAGGGAGTCGCTAAACACATCTGAAAGCACCTGGTAGCCACCCAGCGTATTGAACTTATAGTTCACATACTTGGTAGCCTGTTCTGCAAACTGGCTGTCCTCTGGACCCATCGGGGCAAACTCAACGGGCTTGTCAGTGGATAGGAACACGCGCATTAGGCTCGGCTTAATCGCACGAATCTTGTCGCGTATCTTGGTAGATACTACCCGGCTCCTGCCCTCTTCCTCGCCGATATCAACCTGACCATCGTAATAGCGCTGCGCTTTAAGCCGGTCCTCGACGATCTCAGAATTGATAAAGTCTTCTGCGTTATCCACCGCATCCGCTGCAATCGACTTGATGTCATCTTCTGTCAGTTTTTTCAGTTCCATATTTATTTTTTCCACGAGAAAAACCGCCAGTTAAGGCGGTGCAGTGATTGGGGAGTGGTTAGTTGTAGAGTTCTGCTAAGGGGTCAGACTCAATGACCTGCTGTCTAGCACCTTGCGTAATACCGCGAGCAGCACCGGACTTAATGGTTTGATAGGTCTTGCTGATAAATGCAGCCTGGGGCGTTGTTAACTGGGCTCCTTGCCGCGCCCTATCGAGCAACTGCAATGCAGCCTCTGCCTCTTTTCCTCGCGCCTGCGTCAATACAGTCGCAACCTCAGAAAGAACCTCATCCGTTCTTCCGGCGATGGCCTCTGGCGTTTGCTGCGTTACAGCCTGGATGATTTGTTTTGGTGCGAGCTGTATGTCGCCCCGTGCAACGGTGCCCAAAATGCCAGGACTCATAAGATCATCGAGTATGCCCTTTAACTGAGTACGCATGGCGGTTGCTGAGTTAGCGCCAAGACTATTAAGCAATTGCAGACCCGATTCCACTTGGTCTAGCTTTGTGAATAACGTCTCTGCTTCTGTTTCGCCAAGTATTAATTTAAGTTTTTTTCTGCTTGAGGCAGAGGACAATATGCGCAGTAATTTGCGAGATTCCTCGGCGGTTGCCCCTGCCTTATCATCTCCTACTGAACCAATATTCTTGCGAGTTTGATCGAGTATCTCTTCAATCTGATTGCGCGCACCCAGCCTGATTGCGTCCATCTCAACATCTGATGCATTGTTAACTGCATTTTTTAACTGATCCAGCTTCACATTGTCCTGCAAGAACTTAGCGCCCATTTGCATGACTTCAGTTTCTACAATCTTTTCCTGACCAAGCTGCAATGCTCTTCCGTATAGTGGCACGGCTTCAACACCAGCGTCCCTTAACTGCTCAGAAAACTTCTTATAGCCGATGTCGCCGGTACGATCATATGTTGCTTGCAGCGCCTGCTTAAGATAGTCCAACTGAATCATATTAGGCATTTGCTTTATCTTGAATGTGCCGTCAGCTAACTCTTCGGCTAGGAACTGCATATTCTTTTTGCCATCAGCCGCCATATTTAAGTTTGCACTTTGTATGGCCGCTCTAAACTCACGCGGCGCATTACGGGCTAGATCGTCTATTATGCTCTCAATTCTAATACCCGCGCCTGATGCATAGTCAATCGGCTGCGCGTAGGCTTCATTGTAGGCCTTTTCCCTGCCCCCTGCGGTACGAGAAGCAACAGCATCAACTGCGGTCTGCATGCCCTCCGGGGCCTCGCCGAGAACGTCGTCCATTGTTGGGCGCAACTCATCGGCTTGGTTCGCGGCCCTAGTCTCAGCGGCATCGCCAATTATCCTACCTGCGTTGGGTGTGCCCGATGCCTGTATCGCGTCACCTAGCTGCGCAATGGACTTGTCTGCATCGATGATCATTCCCTCATCGCCAGCCTTCCGCAAATTAGAAATCATCTGTTGCAGGTCCATACCCTGAGCAATCATGGTGTATATGATGTTGGCAGCACCCTGAGAAATGTTAAGCTGCTCAGATAGCTTGTTAATGGCATTGCCCTTTCGAGTAAAGTTCCCTAAGAACTCAGTTCCATAGCGAGAGACTGTCCCGCCAACGGCATCCATAGCTTTTTCAAATGGACGCCCAATGGCGTACCCGTATCCAGCGCCCTTAGCAGTATCTATAGCGGCACCTGCAACATCGCCCTCCATCAGGTCGGCTTCAGATTCGCCTATACCCGCCCTAGCACCCTGAAGTGCGTTGCGCTGAAAGGCCTTCATTGGCGACTCAATAACTGCGCGTGGGTTGCGCGAGGCAAAGGCTGTAATAATACCCTGCGTTAGCGCGCCTAGCATCTCGGCAGTAAAGGCTTTGCCTGGATTGACTTGCTTGTAAATGTTTAAGTTGTTTCTAATTTCATCACGAACCTGTTGATAGGTCTGCGAGTTGCCGGTAACTGAGTCCGGCAGATTACTGAAGACAAAGGCCTCTGCCTCATCAGCAGTGTAGTCAGTCAACCCCTGTGAAAAGGCGCGACCAAAACCACCCGCATTAGCCTTTTGATGCGCCTCTTCTGGACTGTTAGCGTCGATGATTACGCTGCGGCCATCTTTGGTCACTTCATACTTTTTCATTAATTTATTTCCCTAACTGAAGACCCATCGTCGAAAGTTACTTGGCCGGACCGGTCAAGCTGCTCTATCAGTGCGCGTTGCTCCCCGGTCATAATGGGACGGTTAAGTATTTTTTCTCGGTCCACAAAATACTTCTCCCGCTGCGCTTGAGTTGGTGCACCAAGTTGGAAAAATTTATTTGCCAGTATCGAAAGATCATACTTACGCTGCGCCATCTTTCTAAGTGCGCTATGCGCTATTTGTCTGGTCTCTAGGCTTGCAGAAACAGAGCCAGCACGGCTAAGGATTTGTTCAGCATCGCGGTCTGTTTGTGTGCCCGAGCCTTCTACTCTCAACGCAGGCACTAGAGCGACTAATTGGCTGTTGTATGCGTCTAGGGCGGTGCTGATGCCCTCCGGGACATATTTTTTAAGTGCGTCAGGTAAGACGCCTTTGTCTATTGCTGGGGACAGTAGCTGTAGTGCGGTTACAGTCTCCAGTGTCTGCGTAGCACCCTCACCGCCCTCCAAATCACTTTTAATAAGGCCCAGTTGGTTGCCATAGTATTCTTCAAGAAATTTAGCCTCTGACTTTTGCCCCATATTTACGACGGTACTAGGCGCACCACCAATCCTGGTAACCTTATTCCCATCTGGACCACTTGTGACGTTATACATTGCTTGAGGGTCATAAACCCCGCCACCAGGCATAGCGTTTAATTTTTCGCCAGACATCTGTGAACTCGACGTTCTGCCTTTGATCTTTTCTTTTGCGTAGGCGTTAAATATCTCCAGGTACGCTGTAGGGTTAGCCTTGATAGCTTCTAAAGCTGCCTTAGCTAATGGATCTGTTGCCGCTGCTTGTTGGAGCGCGCTGATTGTCGCATTAGCTCGATTCTGCACCCTGCGATCTTCTTGCGCTGTCTGGATAGTCTGCGCAGCAGATGCCGCTATGCCCTGATCCGGGTTCAATCGCATCGAGTTTAGACCCATCGTCAACCGCGCCATCTTCTCCGGGTCGTTGCGGAAGTTCTGGATACCTGCGCCCATGCGAGCTAATAGCCCCTGTGGAGGCTGTGCAGCCTGCTGCTGTGGTGCCTGCTGCTGCGGTGCCTGGGGAAAAGCGCCCAAGCCCTTAAGTCGCTCCATCTCTGCCTGCATCTCTTCTGGTGTCATTACGCGCCTCCTGCCATTGCCTTAGCAATCATCTTTTTAAGTTTGTCGGAGCCCTCTTCTGATCCAATGTCAGCTAGGAGACCGCCAGTGTTTACGCCGGTGCCGTAGGGAGCCATTTGGTGCTGTATCGCCTGTATCGGCTGACCGCCACGGGTTACATTGCCAACGATGGGCTGCATCGGTGCCATGCGCTGATAGTTCGCAAGTGCCGCCTTCATCTGGTCCATCATGTCCGTGTCTGGCATCTCTGGGGGTGCGACGGCAACCTCTGGCTGCGGAATCGTCGGGGTCATGTCCATACCAGCCATCATGTCCTTGTTGTTCATCATTAGCTGTTCCAACGCCAACTTTCGCATACGCTCTTCAGCGTCCTGATTTGGATCGTACATTTACATCATCCCCGCGCCGAGAGTAAGGTAATCAAACAGACCGGGCTGCTTGCTGGTTGTCGTGGTCTGTGGCACCGGTGACTGGCCGAGTGCAGCAGAGATCAGGCCAACGTCCTTGAACGGCTGGTTGCTGTACTGGTTAAACTGGTTGCGTGCTGCGTCGATTAATAGCTGGTTCAGACCCTGCTTCATCGCTCCGTCCTGTGCCAAGTTGCGCGTCAGTGTCTGGCCCATACCGAACCCTAAGTTACTTAGGTTGCCTAGCTGGTTGCCAGCATTAAGACGCTGCTGTGACCCGGCAAGACCTGCGTTCTGGTTGGCCATTTGCGCCGCCTGACGCTGTTGCGCGTTGAACTGCCCCATGTTGTTACGAGCGTTCTGGTTGGCTAGAGAGGCTGTATTACTCGCTTGAGCGCCAAACTGTCGCGCCTGATTCAGTGCCGCTTGATTTGCCAGAGAGGCCGTGTTGCCGGCTTGGGCACCGAACTGTGACGCCTGGTTAATGGCTGCCTGATTAGCGAGGCTGGCGGTGTTCAAAGCCTGCGCTCCAAACTGCCCGGCCTGATTAAGGGCCTGTTGGTTGGCTAGGCTGGCCGTGTTACCAGCTTGCGCCCCAAACTGGCGTGCTTGGTTCAGTGCGCGCTGGTTGTCTGCACTTGCTGCGTTAGCGGCTTGAGCGCCGAACATATTCGCCTGCTGTTGCTGCTGTGAAGCCTGTCTTGCCGCCTGATTAGCTGCTGCTGCGCCAAACTGCGATGCTTGGTTAGCCGCCGCTGCGTTAGTCAATGCCGCTGTATTGGCTGCGCTTGCGCCAAACTCAGAGGCTCTATTCTGTGCCGCCTGATTAGCTAGGCTTGCTTGGTTCTGTGCGCTCGCACCAAACTCTGATGCTCTGTTACGAGCAGCCTGGTTAGCCAGTGAGGCCTGATTCTGCGATTGAGCGCCAAACTGTGCCGCCTGATTGGCAGCGGATTGGTTGGCCATATTTCCCTGCTGTGCCAGGTTAGCGGTCAGGCTATCTGCTTGCAGATTAGCGCCCTGGTTAGCTAAATCTGCGCGCATGGTGTTGCCGATGTCTGTTAGGCCCATCTGCTGTGCATTGTTAAACCCAGACTGTCGCAATTGTGCCGATGTCTGCGCCGCCTGCTCATAGAAATTACGGTTGTTTTCCGCTTCTCTTAGAGCGTGCCGCGATCCGCCAAAGGCACCAGCAGCGGTAGCGTTTGCACCAATGTTTTGTCGCTGAATCTGTCGCGCTCTTTCGAGATCAGACAACGTGTTATCGACGACCGCATCATCGTACTGATTCATGTAATTAGACAGGTCAGTGTTAGCTAACAGCCCAGACTGTACGCTACCCGCGCCGACCGTCGGTGTTGAGCCTAAACGCTCTGCGCCATAGCCTGTGCTAGTGCTGTCAACTGAGTCGTAACCGGTGCTATCTGCATTTGTAGCACTGTAGCCCTGCGAACCAGCGTCGCGTGAGGAGTATCCCTGGGAGCTAACACCAGCCGCGTCGAATCCCTGCCCTGCACGTCCTGCCGCTTGATAGCCCTCACCTGTCGCACCAGCCGCTGTGTAGCCCTGCCCGGTCCCGACGGATGCTCTATAGCCCTGACCATCTGCGCCAGCGGCACGATAACCCTGTCCAAACGTCGTCGCTGTGCGTGACTGCTGTGGAGTTATGTTGGTGGGCCGATAGTTCATCTCTTGGCGAGCGCCGGCGATAGAGTCGTTGATGCCTTGTGCTGCCGTCTGGTTGATGTTCGGTGCGCGAGGTCCGCTAGGGGTCTGGACAGGTCCAGTTCCTGGGTCGTCAGTCATCGGGGGCTGACCTGGGGTCGATGGACCGCCCGGAGGGGGTGGGGGAGCAATGTTTATTCCCAGTCCTCCGTTTGCGTCAACAGCAGGGCGAGAGCCAATCGTTGACTCATCGATTCGTTGCTGGCCTTGACGCTGTGTCCCTGGAACGCCCGTAGAGGGTGGGGGAGTATATCTATATCCGTCCGTAGGAAACTGGGACGTTGTGTAGGAAGGAGTATAGCTACTTTCTGATATAGGAAACTGGGACGTTCTGTAAGAAGTATCAGCGGGCATGGGAGCCTGCGGCACATTGAAAAGTTGTCCAGTCGATGGAACGCCAGCCGCACCTGTGCCCGGAGTATAACGGGGCCCAATTAAGCTTGTAGTAGCAGGACCAGTTGTCATCATAGGGTTCTGTGTCTTCATTACGCCTTGAGCGCCACCGTTACTCATGACAATTTACTCCCCAATCGATTGACCATCGACATATCGAGACCTTGATTAAACTGTGGTGCAGATAGCTGGTTGTTCATGCCCTGCGACAGTGCCATTTGCTGCAAGTCTGGGTCATTCACTATAAATGGCCCTGCCGGCATAGAATTGTCTATAAATTGGCCTCCAGGCGTTCTGGGCATTACCGGATTACTCCTTCGCCCTGCTCCAGGGTCATAGTCGACCTGAGCTCGGCTGATTGAACCTCTACCTGGATCAGTTAACCTGCCTGGTCCAGGGAGGTATGGAAATCCATTGTTGTGTCCACCTGTCCCGGTTGTTGGATCAACGTACAGGTCGTCATAGGCCTCTACTTGACCAGGACGCGATGCCTTTAGGTCATCAACCGCCATCTCAAACAACGGGTATGATGAATAGCCCTGTACGCCATTAAAGTCCTGCGCCTGGGGCATACCGGCCATCGCATCGAGACCTGGATCAACGAGCCCAAAGGCCGCTGCCGCATCGATATTGGACTGCATGGCCTGCTGTTGTGGCTGAGTAAACGCCGCAACGTCTGGACCCATATACGGCATGTAACCGATGTTCTGCGTGGCCTCTGCCCGGTTAAGGCTCTTCTTGGATGCGTTCTCAAGGTAAGCTGGAATCTCTACCTGTGATGTTTGGCTGCCGCCTTTTCCACCTGACATATTAAATTTCCTTCGTAAGTGTAGTGAACGCCTCTGTCCACCGCTTTTGTTTGAGTACCCTTGCCCAGCCCCTTCGCCCGGCAATCGTCATGCTTGTACAACCCTGCGCCTTCGCAAACTGCACCGCAGACTCGTCCATATCGACGATCTGACCCTTTTCGCCACCCGCTAAAAAAATGTGAAAGACCTTCTTCCTGGGAAAGACAATAATCTCTGTCACCGCGCACCCTCTCTCCGCTGGCCAGAACTGCATCCTGCCGGACACAATGCCCTCAACGATGTCCTCAAAGTAGTGGGTGCCACCGGAATACTCCAGCGCAGCCTCTATCCACGGTCTACACCGATTAAGCTCTGAATTTAGGTCCATTTATTGACTGATTCTGTTGACTGAGACCTGCACCGCAGGTATCGCTGGTATGGGTGATGCAGCAGCCGTGTTAGGCAGCGTTAGACCCGTGTTAGAGACCGCATAGAACACTTTTAGGTAGTTACCTGCGGCCACAGATACAAGGGCCGTATGGTTAATTGTGTCGTCTCCAGAGACGGTCTTCTTTACGGCGTATCCATCGGTTCCGTTGACGTTGACCCAGAGGTATCCGGTGTATCCACTGGAGGCAGTTGCTTGGGCCGTGATGTCGATTCGGAGTAGTCCTGCGTCAGTGACATCGATCTTAGTCGCGTCTGACCCATTAATCGCAAGGCCGTCAGTCGCTGCCTGCGAGTTAAAGCTGATCGCAGCACCTGTATTCGCCTGAGATGCTGTCTGCGTTGCTGTGGCATAGAACTGGCCGCAGCCGCCCTCGACAAGTAGTTGTTTAAATTCGTTGTTCTTTGAGATGACCGGGTAGCCTGCCGTGTCAAACAGCAAGACGCCGTCAGTGGCAGCGGAGTCCCCCGCCACATAGTACGCAAGCCGTGACCGGGTCGCTGACAGTGTATCCACAAGGCGCTTTGCCCATAGCTTCCAGTCAGGACCAATCGGCTGGGGTAGTTGGTAGCTCAACGTCTACCGCCCTCAACCACGTTGAGTCGCATCTTGCCTGCGCGCCAGTTATTGACCTCAGACCCGTTGATCCGCATCCGTATCTGCCGTCCCTGGAACCGTGCCCCGGTAGGGTTGGCCATCGTGAACGGGCCGTGAGTAGACTCCGTGCCGTTAGGATAGAACCGCGACTTAAACGTCAGCGATACCTGACCCTGCGTGCCCTCATCGGGGATAATCTCGTTGACCTTGACGATGTTGTCACCACCGCCCAGGGAGATAGGGCCAGACTCTAAGAACGGCGCAGAGTCGTGGTTGTAGCCAAACTCGTGGTTATAGAGGTTACCGCTTGCATCAAACCACAGGGGTGATCTAAACGAGCCGGAATCAACGCCCGTAGTGCGGCCTAAGTTGCCGATGTTCCAGTGACCCTCTTTATAGTCGTAGACAACGTAGCGATCATTTTCGTTGGACGATCCGGACGGATAGAACCACCATACCTCACCGAACTGTGAGTTGTGGATAGCGCAGACCTTAGAGCGCTGTGACTCGTTCATATCGGTAAACACATAGTCCAGGACATCACACGCCATTTCCTGTACGGCAGAGCCGTTGTACTGGAAGAACCCAGCCGTGCCCATCCAGAACGCGCCGTCATCAACGGCAACCGCGCCCTGACGGGAGATGATGCCGCAGGCAGTGCCCACCCGGTTAAACGAGTAGACAAAGGGAGGGCCAGCGTAGGTCGCAGAGTGAGCATCGAGGGTGGTAAGTATCAGCGACGATCCCTTTACCCGCACGCCGCACATAATCTCGCCGGTGGTCTGTAGCTCAATATCACCCGCCTGGTTAGTTGTGGCAGGAGCCCAGACCGTGTTGTTCTCTCTGTCGCACCAGGCAATCTTCTGAGGGTTACCCCCTGTTGCTAGTGCAAAGATAAACCGCTCATCGGTGACCATCATGGCCTTGTTGCCCACAGGCGCGTTGGCCAAGGGCGCAGCCACCGCCGATCCACCTAGCTGCCATTCATATATCTTGCCATCAGACGACGAACACGCGATTAGGTACTGACCAAAGTTATCTAGCGACCAGGTCGTAACCTTTTCGGGCACGCCATTGCTCTCACGGGCTGTGCCAAAGTAGCCACGACCAAAGGTGTTGCCGCCAAAGCCAATATTTACCTGCGCGTCTACGATTCCAGCGGTTAGGCCGACCGGAGTGATGTCAGTAACCACCGAACCTTGGTTAAGCGCATAGAGCTTGTTGTAGGTGCCGACAGCAAGGCGGGGCTCATCAGAGTGGTCTACCCAAGAAACCGTGCCTCGCGGGACGGAGGCCGTAGTGGCGGTAGCTCTCGTGGTCCAGCCGCCAATCGGACGCACAGACCCGTTCTGCCAGCGTATAAAGTTGCCGTCTCTCCAGCGGCCAGCAGAGTCTAATTCAGTCCCGTGATTGTAGATGCCAGCCGGAACCTCAAGGGCTAAAAGCGCCATAAATACCTTCCTTTAAAGGCCCTGTGGGCCGTATAACAATCGCATGGAGTAAAGTACCAGGGCGATGAAGCACACAAACCCTAGACCCTTCCAATCATCAGGGTCTTTCGGGTCAAAATTGCTCATAGAGTCCAGTGAAATAAATTACAAATGATGACAGAACGATCAGGACCGTCCAAAAGGACACAGCCTCAACAATCGACCTAATCTTGCGGTTTTTTTTAGCTATTGCGGCTTGCTGCTTACGGATTTTGTCTTTCGCGTCCTGCTCTGACCTGCTCTTGAGCATCAGCATATCGCGCCAGACCGCCGGAGGCGTTGCTCGCTTTAGCGCCCTCTCAGCCTTACGGATTTCCTCACGGACGTAGGCCATCTTTAGCGCCTCATCCTGCGTTAGTACGTGATCTCCCTGTTCAACCCGCTGGTCGATCTCATCAAATGACTGCTTAGACTCTGAGAGCTTTCCAAAGACACCCGTCAGGCCGTCTAGGTTGTCCTTGCCCTCCTTGAGGGTAGCAATGGTCTCATTGACCGCCTTGATACCGGAGACAAGTAGCGAAATCTCAGCGAGCACTTAGTCACCGAGCGTAGGAGGAGTGTCAGGAAAGTCGTCAGTAGCTGGCCAGTCACGTAAGCCAGCTCTATACGTCAGGATGTTATCGCGGTTGGGCCAGTCTGGGGTTTGCGAAGCTTGGTCTGTTGCTACAAGCTCGCTGTCTCTCCATCTACGAGCTTCAGCTTCTTTTGCTTGAGCTAGTTGCTCTGTGGTTAATTCGTCATCAACTATCTCGTAGTGATCGTAGTTGGCAGAAACAAAATCTGCTTCGGCTACAATAGTGTTGATTACACTACCGCCTACTCCATCTAGTATTTTAAAAGTGCTCATATCAGTTTTCCTTATGCGTAGGCTGTGTAGTGAATAATAACAAGGCCGTCACCGCCATAACCAGCCGCCCCTGAATAGGCGTTACCAGTGCCAAAAAAGAAACCGCCTCCCCCTCCGCCACAGCCGCCATTTCCAGTAGCCTTACCAGCTAGATTAGTAGACATAGATGCCGTAGCGGTTCCGCCTCCACCTGCGAAAGCGCCACCAAAGCCCCCTGAAAAGCGGGTTGACGACGTACTGCCACCAAAACCACCGCCACCGCAACCCCAAGAAGGCTGAGTGTTACCAACAGATTCAAAAAACCTGTTGTCATTTTCATGGTTGGTAATTGTCCTCGTTCCTCCAGCATTTGTTGCTGAGTATGAAGGCGTATTACTACCAGTGCCAGCAACTCCGTATCGCGCCCCTATTAAGGTTGCATCTCTAAATTCAAAACTCTTGTAGTCGGCATGTCCGAGGTAAGTAGCCCCGTGGTACACATTAAGGTTACTGAGCCAATTTAATGCCGCGTAATTCGCGCCTCCACCGTTTCCACCCCATGCGGCATCAGGGGTTCCGCTTGCTATCTTGCCTCCGCCGTTACCGCCAATGCCTGCACCTCCTGTTCCAAATACGGCCGCGTTGTTTGCGCCACTAAGGTAGTCACCTCCGTTATAACCCGTTGCGCTTTTTATAGCGACAGCTCCACCGCCTGTTGCTACTCGTACTGCCGCATTGCCTAAGCTACCAGCTACGTTGCCACCCCGTCCTCCTGTGCGGTTGTAATCTCCATTAGAAGCCGTGCCTCCTGCACCGCCGTTTACACCTGAATTGCCTTCTCCGCTGACAAAGCCACCAGCAGCTCCACCGTTAGCAGTAAGCGTGGCTGATAGGCCAGTACCAGATACAGTGGAATTACCGCCAGCTACACCAGCTTGATCGCGCGTGTTGTTGTATGGAGCAACACCACCTGCGCCTATAGTCACGGTAAACGAGCCTGAAGTGGTAACGTCTAAAGACTCTTTAAGGCAAAGCCCGCCAGCGCCTCCGCCAGTCGCCATGCCGTTGTCTGTACCTCCATGACGCTTACCGCCTGATCCACCAGCGCCTATAACGTATATAGAAACTGTGCCGTTTCTAGGAGGAACCCAAGTCTGAGACTGATTTAAAACGATTTCCTCAAGAACGCCGCCATAAAGACCGCCACCGCCGCCACTAGCTGATGAAATTAATGTACTTAGTGTAGCCATTAGATAAATACCCATGCTGAAGTTGATATTCCGACCAAGCCAATGCTCATGTTTGCCACATCGATAGTCAGGTTTTCTGAAGAGCCAGCAATCGTAGAAGAGTTGCGGCCAATAATTGTATTAACAAAGTTCCCAACAGTGACATTGATCGTCATGCCGACACTTGGCGTTGGCAAGGTAAGGGT